ATTGGTGATGTAATAATTCATAAACTGCTTAACACGCCGAGCCTGATCCTTCGTCTCCCGCGTCTCACTGCCCATAACCACCGTCTTAACCGGCCCACTCGGGGGTAAAAGCTCATTGAAAGCCTGCGCCTGAAACTGGGTAGCAGCCTCCCCCAACAAAGGATGCGTCACGCCCGACGCACCACGGAAGGGCTCTTCACGGGTTTCATAACTAAAACCCAGAAGCTCTAGACCATTCGCATAGGTTTCTTCCCACTCACTACGACTTGCCTTATTAGAATCAAATTCAGATAGAAGTTGACTGCTTATGCGCCCCAACTCACGGTCCGGTAGCTCTTCCGCAAGGTTCGCATAAAAATCACCACTGACCATGATATCCTCTGATGGATCAAAATCAACGGTAACACCTCCATCATCCTCCGCTATAATCTCAATTTCAATATCGGTCTCTATATCAGAGGGCGATACTACCTCAAGACGAGAATCAGGAAGTTCAACTTCAACCTCCGCCTCTAAATCTTCTACCCGTAGCTGCGAAGGAACAGTGCGCTCCATCAAAGAACCTGTACTTATTGGTTGATCCGCCATCACTTACGCCCCAAAACACGGTTTAATTGTTGCATCACATCATCTTCAACATCTTCCAGTTTCTCAGAATCCGGTAGTTGCTGCAATCCCGCCTTACGAACGATGCCAGCAACGGCTGCCTTTGCCCTGCTTTTATCCGGATCCGTTACTTTCTTTTTCGGTTGCATATCTAATGCTCCTATGCCCTCATCTAAAGAACTTTTCGTTATATCAAAAAGTTTCTCTACAAAACTAGATGTTTTTGTTTTTAAAGGATCCATAAACTCTGGATCTCCTAAATACTCCTTCAAAGCATCCTTCACATCCCCCGCTTCTTGAAACTCTCCAAACTGTATATCCTCCAACATAGAAACGTTATCGTCAAACTCCTCTTGATTTCTGGAAGATAACAAATCTTTTATCCGATTTACAAGCTCGGGGTCTTGGTCTTTGTATTGATCTAGATTTCGTAAATGCCGTATTTCATGAGCCAAAACTCGTCCGGTGGCGTTTTCCGGTCCGTACACGGCAATACCACCCGGAGGCAACCGGGTAAAAGAACGATCTTTCTCCCTATCTTTTGGAGTATATTCCATCACCATAGGAAAAAACCGATTCTTGCTGGTTTCTGCCATGGGCATATTAAAATAATCAGAAGGATTCTTATCAAAATATTGGTACTTTTTGGGGTCAAACGCCCTCAAATCACTGTACTGAGGCAAATAAGGAGCAACGTCCCTTGCAAGCGTTTCAAAAGTCCCAAACTCTTCACTGGCCTTTCGAGCCTTCTCCCTCTCTTCCGGGCCACCAAACAATAAATCAGCCGCTTTTGGTGGGGATTTCCGTAAAATATCCATTATTCCCATCTAGAAGAATTCCAAAAAGTCAATAATATACCCGCATCCTAACAGATTTATCTTCGTCTGCCCAATCATCTGTAGGCAATTGCACAAAATTACCCTGACGATACCTCATCAACGCTTGTGTCATCGAATCAACCAAATCATCATGCTCACCATTGGGAAATTGAGCCGTCTCCTCAATCAACTCGTCAGCAAATGACTTATCCGGTGCCCAAACCATCCCCGCCTCAAACAAAGGCGATACAGAATGCACCCTCGATATCTTGTCATTCCCCCTAGAAGGAGTAAAATTCACTACAGGTATACCCATTGCACGTAATTCATGCGTCAAAGGCATACCGCTCGCCTTCGCTTCAACAATTACCGTGTCGGGGTCCCAAAATTTGTATTCTTCAAACGCTATATCCTTCAATTCAGGAAAATCCCATCTGCCTTTCTTACTATCCAACAACATCAACCCCGGAGCACCACTTTCATTCGGATAAAATACCCCCCAAGTCGTAATCGCACTAAAATCCGCCGTCGTCCTCTTACTAAACGCCGTATCATAACTCTGAATCACGTATTCAAGGTTGGGAACCTCTTCCCCTTCCCACTTTTGCCACCACTCACGCTTGATAATCGCACTTTCTTCCCCCGTGGGGTTCTGCTGATACTGCGCATTCCACTTGCTCAAAGGTATCGAGGCGCGGACCGCGGTCAAATCATCCTTACTCCAAAACTCCGGCCAACACGCAGTGCCATCCTCAAAGATAGCCGGTAACTCAACAACCTCCCACTGGTCCGCTAACGGATCTTTTGCCATCGCACGGATCAATTGACCCGTCATATCCTTCTCAGACCACCGAGTCTGCACCAAAACAATACTGCCACCCGGCTGTAACCGCTGACGAGGACCCGCTGTGTACCACTCCCACGCATCATCAAAGCCAGAACTCGACATCGCCGTCTGCTCCGAATGAGGATCATCAATAATCACCAAATCCCCACCACGGCCCGCGAGGTTCGAGCCAACGCCCACGGCATAATACATACCACCCGCGCTTGTATCCCAACGGCCCGAGGCTTTACTATCAGAGGCTAACCGAACCGTGTCAAAAATCTCTTTGTACTCGTCCGAATCTATCAGGTTTTTTGTCTTACGACCAAAGTTCACAGCAAGTTCCGTGGTGTGCGTAGCCTGAATAATCTTCATTCGGGGGTTTTTGCCCATCATCCACGCCGGAAACAAGAAGGATGCAAACTCACTCTTCGTGTGCCTCGGTGCCATGTTGATGATCAATCGTTTCAATTCACCACTAGCCACTCGCTCAAGCTTATTTGCAATGATTTCATGGTGCCTGCCCGAGATGAAATCTGGCCACATAGCGTTTACAAAACGTAAAAAATTATTTTTACACGCTTCATTGCGCTCGATCTGCGCCAAACGCAACTTGAGCTTCAATTTACGGTCCGATAACGACGTTATTGAGTGCATTTTTAAGGGATCCTAAGAGATTATATAAGACAGTTAATCACATTTTACAAAAAATTGTAAACGAAACTGTTTTCTTAGTAAATATTTGCGCGAAACATGGCCCTTGCACCCGCAGGCAAACGCCGGTGGCCCGCGTGCCGCGACGCCCCCGCAGCGGTCTCCAATGCGCGAGGATTGACCCGATACGCTGGGGCCCCTAGCCGCGAATCGCGGCACGGGGTGCGCAACCCGTCAGCCAGTGACCGACGCCCCCGGCCATAAAATTATCGGTCCGGTAGGTTTGAGCCACGGCCCGGGAGTCAGGGCGGGGCAGGTTTAACGGTTTATTGTTTGACGAGGAAAGGCCCGCGAACGCGGGCCAGTCGGTAGGCTAGAATAAGTGGGGAAAGGAAATGCGGAGAGCGTCGCCGGTGCCAGTAATCGCCGCTGGCGTTCCAAGCATATGATTATCATACGACCACACAAAGTGCGGGACGACCTCAACGCCAGCCTCCCGGCATTCATGAACCCAGGCTAACGGCAATGCACAATCAAAATCAACCAATCCCCGCTTAATAGCTGCGTCATATTTGGTAAACATTAGTCAAACCTCGCAACTTTAGTATCACGAGTTGCCAGGTCGCGGATAGCGGTGATGCCGTATTCGTAAACGAAACATTCAAAACCCTTATCTCGTGACACTCCGAAAATGAAACGCCCCAGCGGTGGCAATGCGGGGTCATCTTCGTATTTACTTTTATAGATTCCGTTTTCGTCCACCATTCCATCAAGTGGATAAGAGAAACCGCCGCACTGGTAAAGGTTATCCATACCCGCCGCGATGTCGTCCAGCTTTAGCGGCCCATCAGCTAGGCAAGCCTCGCAGAAGTAGTCGGGGATAATCCCGCACGCTTCCGCCAAGTGTCCGCGGGGTATTTTAGCTAAATTGTTATCGTTTGTTGGATTAAACATCTTGTGTAAAAATAAATCAGACGTTCTGGTGTTATAGATTTTTGCATTTTCCATTGATATTACCTCGTTTGTGAATTGAGAGATTATCATAATATCGCATATGTGAAGAGTCAAGCTGTATGGTCACTGATATCATAGGCCCTGCCAGCCATAAAGCTTTTTAGCGAATCCTTGATTTCTTTATTGTGTTTTTCAGCGCAAAAATTCCACATGAACATCGCAGCATTCCACGCGGCGGCCTTTTCCGTCCCGTCGTACGAATCAAGTAACTGGGTAAGATGTTCTTGGCTTTCAGGCGTAACCCACAATTTTTGACGTTCCCATTTTTCCATGTTCTATCTCCTTTATGAATGTATAGGAATTATCGCATACATTAATTTAAGCTGCAACCCTTATAATTTCATTTGCATCGACTACAAACCTGTTACTATTTTTAAACCCTTGACCTTTGCTCCGCAGACCCACATAGCCTGCAATAAAATTCACATTAATAAGGTCTGAAACGTCCCCATCAATTACAGGGAGATAGCCACGAGGACCGGACCAATACGCAGGTAATTTATCTTTTTTATTACACCTAAAGACCACCGACATAGGAACATTTGCGGGGCATCTTTCAACGGATTTTTGATACTGGGACCGGCCGCTATAACTGAACATTAACCGATAGTTATTCGGTAAAGGTTTATTCAGTCTGCTTACTATTTTTGTGTAATCATACATAAAGATATTAGGATGATTTTGCGGGACGCTAAAATTTTCATACGCTATGTCAGAGAATACATTTAAACGAGCTACGGGTTTTAAATTTTTCTTGTGACAATTTTTTTCAAAAAGAAACAATTCTCTATTAAGTTGGTTTAAAAACGCCTCTCTATCTTGGTGCCAGTAATCGGTCTTACGCTGTCTGGCTTCGTTTATAGATTTATAGATTGCAGATAACCCTGACACTTTTATGCAATCATCGAAACAGCCCGCTGCTTTTGAACCTGCGCATATGATTCTGTCGGGCATAAGGGAAAGGGAACATAAGGCCATTCCGCTGCTACTCATAGTTTTTTTTATTTTAGTGTTGCCGCCAGTAGTGTCTAGAAGTTTTCTCATTTTTAATTCCTTAATGTATATGGGATTTATCGCATACATTAAAGGATTAAAAACCAATTGTCAAACATAATTAAAAAAAACTTCTTGGTCTTCAAGGTCTTCAATATCGATGTAAAAGATTTGACCTGAAAAAAATTTTATTGGTTTATTCGTAAACTTTTTGATATGACCACGCTGAAAGCTTCCACTCCTTCCTCGAATTTTTATCCAATTTCGTGTTGGATGTATACTGTCGACCAGCCACCACCCACGAAGGCCCCAAACTTTTACGCGGGTTT